GACAACTCGAACGACTGCGATCTGTTCAGATCCTGCACTGATTGAGCCCTTGCGAGGCTTGCGAGTGTTGAGCGAGATCTGCACCTTCTTCACTCCAGCCCAACCTGTGCGACCTCTGTGAGCCATTCCGCTTAAAGGTGGCGACTGTGGCACTCGTGCATTAATCGCATCCACGAGAGGCTTCGCTGCCGCTTTCGTGTCCTTCAATAATGTCCGACGCATCGCAGGGTTCAGCTTCTGCATCTTCTTCAAAGCGTCCTGCAGACCGTAAGTATCAAGTCTCACATCTGCAGCCATTAGTTCTTCCGTCTTTGCTCGTTGATGATCTGAACGCAGGTCGCTAGGTCATCTGTCTCGAATGTAATTGTCGGAGGCCAGAACCCAGTCTCAACTAGCAGAGCTGCTAGTTGTCGCCGGAAGCCTCCTTGGTAGGGACTGCGGACGCAGTCTCCACCACTTCTAGATCTTCTAACTTCTTGACAAACTCATCAAACGAGATCGGTACTGGATGACCTTGTTGCTTACTGGCCTCGTAGGCCATGTATGCGAGGTCTTCCATGCCGAAACCGCTTGCAAGATCTGAGGCTCGTCGCTTCATCTTGCGTTCCCACGAGATGATCACGAAAAGGTTCGTGACCACTTGGTAGGTCTCGCCATCGGCGAGCTTGACACTGAGTGTGAGTTTCATGGGTTCTCCTAGTCGGGGTTCGGATTACTTAACTATCAGGTGACATCGCGGACGAATGAGCCACCCTTGAAGGTTGCCTCAACGACCGAGAGCTCGCCGACTGTTGCCATGATCGGCGTGACAGTTTCCAAGTAGCAACCAGTCAAAGTATATTCGGGGTTAGATGCTGATTCGACTGCGCCGGCTGGGCTGATGACGAGTGTTGATTCGACACCGAACAAGGTGTTCAGCATTGTTTCAACTTCGGTCGCGCCGTAGCTCTGGAAGAGTGTGAGCGTGAGCTCATTGTTGAAAAGTCCAGCGGTGAAGGTGCGTGAGGTTTGACCGAAGGCTGTGTTCTCGAGTGCTTCTGCCGTGAGGGTCAGGGTTGCAGCTGAGCAGTGGTCGGTCAAGGTCATCGCTGATGGTGCGGTGACGGTGACTGTTGGGTTGCTGAGATAGGTGACTGTTGCCATTGTTTTGTCCTTTATACGCGGCTTGTGCCGATTCTAATTGTGAGGTCGTAAGCAGGTAGATCTTGAGATCCGATCTGGGCGACTGTGGGCCGTCCAGATACGACTGCGAGAGATGAGTTCATGAGCGTGTCAACGACTCCGAGTATGTAGTCCGTAGTGTCTTGGTTGCCGGGTGGCGCGCCCAGGACTCGGAGATCAATCGTGATGTCCGCTGTCTGGTTATTGAACGCACTGAAAGTAGGAAGCTCAATGAATACAGTAAGAGGTCGAGCGTTCCGAGGATCAGTGACCGGCTTAAGGCCGAGAGCTGTGATCGTCGCCGAGACAGCGCTGATCGTGTCTGTGAAGATGCCTGCCATCTCATGCCACTTGAGATCTCTTGATGCCGAGCAACTGGTTAATCCGACCCATTGAAGCGACAGGTGCGGAGATGCTCATGTCTTGGAAACTATTGAAGGAGTCAATGCTTCCGCGCTCGCGGTACAACGACGCAGCCATGAGCACCACTCCAGCTTTGACTGCAGCATCGGGGACGGTCGTGAGACTGTCATGATAGCCGGCCTGCACTCGTCTTTTGAATGACCAAGCGTTCGAAGCGTTGACTGATGAGGTCATGAACGCTGTGTCATTGGCGGTCGCTCCACTGATGCCGAGGAACTCGGTCAGATCGCTCACCGTGATCCAGGTGCAGGTCTGAGTCCAGACGAGTGAGCCGACTGGATTTGCAGCTGAACGATCTAGATCGTCACCTGCATCTTGGAAGAGTAACTGGTTCGGAATGATGACATCGGTGTCGTAAAGATAGTCACCTTCTTCATCAATGCCGACAAACAAGTAGGTCGGTACTGCGAAGACGATATGTGTGCCGTTGAGACTATGTCCGAGTCCTGAGAGTGTGATCGTTTGTCCGACAGCGATGTCGGTTGATTCGAGAGTCTGAACGACGGCGACATCTGACAGACGCTGGTGGTGCGTGACTGTGAATGTGGCCATCGTTCAGATCTCTCTCTTCGTCAATCAGATCAGGCTGGGACGCGCTTAACGAACTTGGTCGCGTCAATCATGACCGAGCTGAAGTAGCCACGAAACTTGATGACTCGACCGAGTGCTCCGTCTGCAAGTTCAACACTGACGGCTCCGCGCTGTTGTTCCCAGCACTCGAAGCCAGTGCTGTCACCGACATACACCTGGCTTGCAAGGTTGCGATCCACGACGAGGTTCAAGCCGAAAGCGTTGCCGTTGAAGTTGCTCGCTGCAGTTGTGCCGAAAGCGTTTTGTGGGCCGACATTGGGGAACAACGGACGACCAGAAGAGTCCACTAGTTGTCCAAGCAGCGCGTAGAAGTTTGGCGACATGACGAGAACATTCGGCAGGTTACCGTTCGAGTTTGTCAAGATCTGCTCGGCTGAGTTGTAGATGAACGACACCCAGTCAGCAGGATCTGAAGCATTTGCGAACGCTTCGGTCTGCGAAACTCCAGCTGCAAAAGTTGTGCAGGCTGCGATGTCGGTGGCGTTTGCGTAGATGCGAGCCATGTCGTCAATCAATGCACCGAGAACTTCGGGCGAGGTGAAGTCCATGGATTCTTCGGACAAGTTGACATATCCACCGTAGAGGGCCTTGGTGATCTGAATGTCGTCCACGACGAAAGTGCCTTGGTCAAGTGCGACGAGTTCGCCGTTACTTGCGCCGATGGTGGTGTGTGTGGTGACCTTCGGACGGATGAAGACCTTGCCGGATGCTGGCATCTGGCGGACTCCCATTGCGGTGATCAACGGACGGTAGTTCGCGACAAAGTTGTTGTAGATCGGCGAGATGATCGGCACGGGAAGGATGCCTGGTGTGTCGGTCGAGGTGACATTCGGTGCAGCTGCATGGATGCGCTGGTTGAACTCAGCGAATTCAGATCCGCCTGCTGCGAACTTGATCATGTACTCCGCAATTGTAGGAAGCTTGAACTCGCGCTTCGGTGCTGCGTACTGGATGGGTGCAGTGGGTACTGCTGCTTCTAGTGCTTCTGACATTTCATCCTCCTCGGATGGTTGGGTTGGGGTTGGTATTACTTCTTCTTCGTCGGGTGCTTCCTCTTCGGGTGAAGAGGCTGCGACTGAGTAGACCTGCGCTGATTCGTAAGCCGGAACGGTGACGACCGACAGCTCGACGAATTTGGCTTCAGAGACCTCTAGCGTCCCGTCTGCGAGGCGCTTGAACTTGGTCGGCACTGCGCCAACACTGACGGAATCTAGAGCGCCATCGGCGAGCAGTGCGAGAGCGTCATCAGCTGCACGAGTGGCGCTGAGTTTGGCGACGAACATCATGCCCTCGGCAGTGGAGACTCGTTCGGTGACGCGTCCGATGACTCGCGTGTCGTCGTGGTATTCCAAGAGTTTCGGCATTGGGCCATCTTCGGGAAGTGAGCCCTCGAGGAAGACGACCGATTCTCCACCGGAGAGAGTCGCTTTGACATTCCACGGGACAGCGAGGCCAGTGATCTGACGCGATGGTTCACCATCTGCTGATGCGTCAAGTGTGATCTGTTGAGCGGTAAGTCGAATCATGAAGCGGTCTCCTGGGGTGTGCGCGATGAGGCTGGTTCTTCAATACTGATCTCGGTGCGATTCATCTCAACATCTGCTATCAGATCTTCGGTGTCAAACTCCACGAACCTATTACGCGGAAGGATGTCTATTCCGCTGAGGGTCTCCTGAATACAGTCCATGTAGAGCTTTGCTCCGAGGAGATAGAGATCTTGTTTCGCTTGTGTCGCGTTGCTGTAGTTGTATCCAGAGATACCGATTCCGAGAAGGTAAGCCGGAACTCCGATCGCGCGTGACAGTTCAAGTGCGCTGAAGTTTCGCGCTTCCACGAGCTGGAGTTTGCTGGGGTCGGTGTCAAATTGTTCGTACTTGACAGCACTATTGAGTGCGCCGACAGCGTTAACGCGTCGAGCGTTGCTCCATGCCGCAGCGAGCTCACCGAGCGACTCAGCGTCAAGTGGTTCAGAGCTGTCGGTCTGCTGTAAGTATCCAGCGACGATCTCATTAGAGGCGAATCGTTCAGCTGATCGGTCTAGTTTAATGGCGGTCTCTAGGACTCGGCGACCTGTCCAGAGGAATCCTTGAACGGGTGCGAGGAACTGGATGACATCGGCGGTCGGAATTTCAATCCCGTTGAAAGTGATGCTGTTGGATTTTCCGAAGAACTGCGGGCCTGGCTGATCCAAGGTGTCAACCATTTCGCAGGGCATCCACTGGAACGACAGCGGACGACCAGTGGCAGACGAGCGTGA